CGATGTGGCGGTGGGGTCCGAAGCTTGGCTGAACATGTCAGATGGATTGAGGACTGATCGGGAGCTGTGCTACGCCCTGACAGCCGAAATGAATACGCGCGAATTCTGGCAGATGAGTCCCACAGAGGAGCTTTACGCTCGACCGATGTTCAGAAATAAATATGGCCCGACCTACGATTTTGAGTTACTGCCTTATCCGGACATATCAACGGACTGTATTGACACCTACCCCTTCGAATCCAAGAATATTGGAATCAATCCAAGCCAGCACAAAAAGATGGCGAAGAGAATGACAGGATATGAAGATGCAGACCTCGCCGAGATGAACATGGAGGACGCGGTACCGAAAGCCCAAGAAAATGTGGACGTCAAGATGCTCGGCAAAGGTCATGAGTGGTGGCCGGTGCGAGGCCTGACGAAGGCCGCCATAAGCGATAGAAGCGCATCCTTCGCGGGCGTCGCTCGTGGTTTAAGGATGGGCGCCGACGTTAGACCGATGCCGTGTCATTCGGTTAAGAAGAAAACCGAGAGGCTGATCAGTGTCCTTCAGTTGACGCTCTTGTACGCCATCCCCCGCTGGGCGGATCCTTATCATGGATGTCTAACGTGTGGTGTGGAGGAATACGTGAGATCGGCCAATTTAAGCGCCAACCCAGGGCACGTCACAAAACTACGATTGAATATTACCGCCGCGGCTGGTATGGCCGTCCCCGCTATGCATAGGATGGCCACTATGTACACAGACACGTGGGTGAGATCGGACAACCCCAATGAGCACATGGAGACTGGGTTCTTCAAACCCGAGTGCATCAAATTATCGGACATACGTAAACGCGTCATCCATGATCCTGAGGAGCGTCGACGGCGACGTGCCCATCTACCACCTGCTCTCGCCAAGATCATCGAGGGCCAGTATGAGTATTTGGAAAGCAAAGACTTCGTGGTCACAAAAACCCGCGTGGTCGAGGCAATGCCGGCTGACAAGATTGCTGAGCAAAAAATCGACATCGTCCCAACCAACCACGCCTTGGCCATAAGGAAAGGCCAGGGGCCATCTCTCATTGGTTCCGATACTGCAGGAGACTTCGTGTCAAGACTCGCGTCCGTACTGATGTCTGGGTACAACGGTCTCGCGTGCGACGCGAAGGAATTCGATATGCACATCACTCAGAGTGCCTTAGCCGAAAGTGCGTACATAACTCTAAGGATGTTTATCGGCAACGCGGCGAAGCAGATGGCAAGCCATGGGCCCACGTGGAAATTCCTACTGACGGAGATGATGTCTTACGCGAAAAGGGCCCTCTGGTTACCGATTCGCGTCATTTTTATGATGATGGAGTCACACCATGTCATCGGAGACGTCAGGTACGCCATGACCGCCACGGTGTGGGACCGTTTCACCCATTCACTCGAGTACATACGCGAATACTACTGCGAGATGCCGAGAGCAGTAGTCATGTACGCCGATGGGGTAGTTCAGGAGATCCCAGGGAAATTTCGCTCTGGGTCGACAAAAACCTCCGATGACAATACATTACGCCAGATACTCTGCGTTCTGTATTACCTAGCCCACGACGAATCCCCTCCGGAATGAACAAGACCGTATTGCTAGCACTCGGGTGTTTGTCTCTAGCATTCCTGAAGTTAATTTTCGCCATACTCTTCGTGCTATCGTTCAAGACCGATCAACTCGTGGCTTACTGGATGGGAAAGCGAGAGGCTCGTTCCGTGGCTGGGATGATTTGTGAGGTGCGCATGGTGCCGGCATCAGGATCGTTAAGCGTGGCAGGGGACGATGCTTTTGTCACGTCCGGTAACGTAGTGCTCGCAGGCGAAACCATTAAGACCGCCTCACCGGATCGCAATCAAGATTGTGCCGTCGAACGAAACGTGTCAAGTCTGACCGTCGCCGTGGTGACCGCGGCGTTATCAAGTGGCCTTCGCCGCTGCTACATAATCCACGGCGACCGGACCGTCAGGATGGCTGTCGCCTATCGCGAGATGGCCAAGGGGCTGTCGAAATTGGCATATCCGTGGAAAAGCACGGACATGAGGCTCAGGACCGTGAGGTCCCGCATAATATCAGCCGCCGAGTCGCTCAAGCGCCAATACGGACTAGACCCCATCCTATTCGCCTGCGTGACGGTCTTGCAGCTGGCTACGGCCGAAACCGGTAGAGGAATGTTCGACGTCGTGGACGACAATAAGTACAAAACCCAAGCTGGCATTGACATGGCCGGAATCGCCAGCTACGCAGAGTTGGTCGAGAATTCGTTCCCATCTGGGGCGACTGACAAGCACGGTCGCGTTGTTCTTAGCCACACTAGTACCGTCGTGGTCGACTGGGCCGGTTATATCGTGCGAGATGTTCTGGGCGATGAAAACTACTTCCACATACATCATAAAGTGAAAGGTCTCTGGGACAGCATTGAGCCGGACGTTAATCGAATGATGAGCGCCCATATCGTTGGTGACGGGGTGAGGAACTCCGAAGTCGGCCCAATCTTGGAGCCCGCGTCTTTTAGGATGTCATCCGACGCGGCCGTCGAAGCAATTCGCAGGCGCCAACGACCACACCTGGGCCTTCTACAACACGACGTGAAAGGGCCAGTCAGGGTTGCAGCGCAGGAGGTCGCAGATAGGCACGGCCATTACCATAATGACGTGTCCAATCGTCGATGGGCCGCCATCTGTATGTGCGAGCACGTATCCGAGCAAATGCCTAGGCTACATGCCACGTTCACACGGGGATGGCCGAACTTCGGAGCGCTCGAGAGGATCGTCCCGATCGGGTGTCATGACACGCGCAGCAAAAGCGGGGCGGTGATCGTCTGCGAAGGTTGCGCGCGAATTTTGCCGCTCATCCGCGCATCGCCTCAAATGGAACACGACCCCGCCCTAGTCACCTTATTAGCAGCGTTGTACGGTCTTCCCATTATCTGTCCGACTTTCACTACTCCCGATGCGATAACATCATTGGAGATTGGGCTCGAAGACATGGAATGGAACCCTAGTCACGCGATCACATGCGACTACCAGTGCAGGACCAGATTCAGGAACCGCAATCTGAGCGTAGGGCGGCTCTCAATGCTACACGGTTTAATCGAGGCGAGCGAGATAGCA